TGAACTACGAAGAGTTGCTCATGAAGAGTATCTATGGTGGAGGCCTGACATGGTTTTAATCGAGGCCAAGGCATCAGGGATACCTCTAACCTCAGAATTAAGAAGTATGGGAATACCAGTTGTTAACTTTACACCGAGCAAAGGAAATGATAAACATGTCAGAGTTAACTCAGTTTCTCCGCTTTTTGAGGCGGGAAAAATCTGGGCCCCTTTGCACGAGCATTTTGCACAAGAGGTTGTAGAAGAGTGTGCTGCGTTTCCAAATGGAGATCACGATGACTATGTCGACTCCACAACACAGGCGCTCATGAGAATAAGACAGGGTGGATTAGTAAGACACCCAGAAGACTACAAAGATGAACCTGTAGTAAGGAGAAAAATAGAATACTATGGTTAGGAAAAAAATTATTGAAACAGCTGCTAGAGGTATTGCAAGTTTAAGACCAGGCTTTAGTGAGGCGTTAGAAAAATACGGTATCGAAGGAAAAGATATATCCAGACTATTTGGTATTATTGGTTCTGACAAATCTTTAGTCGGAAGAGAAAAAACTTTGTATATGAGACAGTTAAATAAAGTTTTAAAAAATCCAGATGACTTTCCAGAATTCATGTTAGATATCCAAAAGAGATTAGGTATAGGAAAGAAAGACTTTAGAGATGGCGGCCTAGCAGAAATCCTGGAGGTTTAATGCCAACTGTTGAAGAACTTAGAGCGATTGCAGAACGTCTTAAAATTGAGTTAGGTAGAATTCCTACTGTAACAGAAATAGCTAGACAAATGGAAGGAAAGTTATCTACTAACTTTGCAAGAGTTAGAAGCATGTTAACTGAAGGTGTCGATTATGCAAAACCTTTGAGTAAATTAGAAGCTGCTAAATTAGGTGGTGCTCCTATTCCTAAACATGTCGTAAGAGCTGGCGATCAAGAAGGTTTAAAAAAATTAAAAAATAAAGTTGATAAATTAAATAGAGTTAACAAACTAGACGATAAGGGTGTAAGATTTACAGTTTCAAAAACTTCTACAGGTAATTTTTCTCCAGAGCTATCTTATAGAGCAGCTATTTTTAGAGAGTCTTTAGGAAAAACTAGAACGTTTGCACCACTAGAAGATCTTATAAAAGAGTTTAATGAATTTAAAAAAACAGATTTATTTAAAAGTTATAGTAAATCTGCAACTATGAAAGAGGGTGGTGTAAAATCAAGTTTAAAACAATTAAAAGATCAAGGCAGTAAAAAAATAGAAGCGTTTGAATATTTATCACGAAACCCAGAAACATCTGTTAAAAACATAGCAAAAGATTTAGGTATAAAAACAGGGGTTGCTAAAAGCACTCTTCAAGGTTTGTATACAGACATCTATAAAAGAATTGGAGATCAAGGAGCAGCTTATTTAAAACCTTATTCAATTGCTGCGTTAGATAATGTTCGTGATGTTATTAAAAACTCTGATGTAGTTTTAAAAGATAGAGTTAAAAATTTAGTTACTGAAGCTTATCGAGGAGATCAAAATTTAAAACCTATTTTACAAAGATTAGATAATTTTTATACAATTCAAAGTGAACTTAAAAAAACACCTTACGGAAAATTTTTTGCTGCAAATTTAGATCACCCTGTTCCGTTAAATTTTATTCGACAGGTAAGTGAGGGAGCAGATCCTCTTAATTTAATTAGAGTTAGACCGATACCTGAGTTTTTAAATCAACGAGCATTTAAAGCACAATTTGATAGAGCACTTGGAACAGCTTACAAAACAGGAAATAAAAAAGCTCTTGAAGCGATTGTTAGAGCTCAAAGTTATTTACCAGAAGAATTTGGAGGAGTTACTGCAGAAGGAAAAATTACAAACTTTGGTGCAAAACCTTTTAGTTTAAAAACTGATTTAAGAACAACTAGTTTTCCAGAAATATATGACAGGGTTTTTAAATTTATAAATGAGCCAGATTTACAAACTACATTTAAAGATGCGAAAGTTTCTTTTAAAAGTCTTGCTTCTCAAGAAAAAAATATTAAAAATTTAGCTTCAACGTTTCCATCACAAATAAAAAAATTAGTTGGCAACTTAACTGAACAAGAAAAAATAGCTTATTGTAGTTTATTATCTCGAGGTGGATTACCTGGAGATTGTGCTGCCGCTATAGATAATGATCCTGTAAAAGCTTCTAAAGTTTTTGCAGAAGCACCTGCAACTAGTAGTGCTATGATAAAAGTTAAAAATGCAGCATTAGGATTTTTAAGATCACCTGGTCTTGCAAGATTTAGTTTAGCTGGTGCAGCAGGAGCTTTAGGTGCAGGATTAGTAAAACAATTTAGAAACGATGATCCAACAACTTATTTGTCGGACGAGAATCAACAAAAAAATATGTTGGTTGATATGGCAACAGATTCTGTTACGCCAGATTTAGATAGACCTGCAATCTTAGATTATCAACTCCCGGTCCTTGGTGCCGAGGCCGCGGCTGGTTTAGCAGTAACAGCACCATCAACAATCAAGGCTAGTAAATCAAGAGCACTTGGTATTGAAAAGAAAAGAGTTGCACCAGGAACAATTAAAACAGGTGCAAGAGTTTTAGGTAGAGGTTTAGCATCACTAGGTACACCAGCAGCACTATTGCCTATGGAGGCCATGAATATTACATCACAATTAGCTGAAGGTGATTCAGCTGTAGATATAGCAACAGATCCATTAAACTATCTTGGTGCAACATTTGCATCACCTGCAACTAAAATTGCAGCAAGAGGTGTCAGTCCTAAAGTAGCAAAAATTTTAAGACTAGGTATGAGTCCAAGAGCATTAGGTGTATTATCTAGATTCGGAGGACTTGGATTGGCAGGATCTCTAGGTATAATGGGTGTAAACAAATTATTAGAGGATTAATGGTAAAATTAATACCAGGGGGTGGACCACCACCAAAAAGAGGACCTAACTCAAAAGGGTTGAATGTTCCATTTAAACAGACTATAGTTGTAACGAACTCGGAGAAAAAGAATGTCAGATATAGACAAGGCTCTACCAAACGTAGTAGAGAACACAGTAACAACGCCTAGCGAAGAAGAAGTCGCTTTAGCAGAAGAACAAGTAACGGAATCACAAGGTGGTGAGGGCGTAGATATTTCAGAAAATGAAGATGGCTCAGTAGATGTTAATTTTGAACCAAACAAAGTTAACCAACCTGGAACAGACTCACATTTTGATAATTTAGCAGATTTATTACCTGATGAAATTTTAGGTAAACTTGGATCAGAACTTTACACAAATTATTTAAATTACAAATCTTCTAGAAAAGAATGGGAAGATGGCTATGTTAAAGGTTTAGATCTTTTAGGATTTAAATACGAAGATAGAAGTCAACCCTTTCCTGGTGCTAGTGGTGTAACACACCCTGTATTAGGAGAAGCCGTAACACAGTTTCAAGCACAAGCTTACAAAGAATTACTCCCAGCCCGAGGCCCGGTACACACTCAGATAATGGGTACCATCGATAAAATGAAAGAGGCACAGGCAAGTCGAGTAAAAAACTTCATGAACTATCAGCTCATGAATGTGATGAAAGAGTATGAACCCGAGTTCGATCAGATGCTTTTTTATCTCCCTCTTAGCGGCTCTGCTTTCAAGAAAGTTTATTACGATGAACTTCTTGACAGAGCCGTTTCTAAATTCGTGCCGTCAGACGATTTGATAGTTCCGTATACTGCTACATCATTAGAAGATGCAGAGGCAGTTGTTCATAGATTAAAAATGTCAGAAAATGATTTAAGAAAAAAACAAGTATCTGGTTTTTATAGAGATATAGAAATATCTCCAGGTTATACACAAGATACAGATGTCGAGAAAAAAGAATTAGAAATAGAAGGTGTCAAAAAATCAAAAGAAGAAAATTTATTTACAATATTGGAATATCACGTTGACTTAGATCTCGAAGGTTTCGAAGATAAAAATATGGAAACTGGAGAAGCTACAGGAATTAAATTACCATACATTGTAACTATTGATCAAGGTAGTAGAGAAGTATTATCTATTAGAAGAAACTATAGAGCAGAAGATCCATTAAGAAGAAAAATAGATTATTTTGTACACTTTAAATTTTTACCTGGTCTTGGTTTCTATGGTTTTGGTTTAATCCACATGATTGGTGGTTTATCAAAAACTGCAACAGCAACATTAAGATCTTTAATTGATGCGGGTAGTTTTTCAAACATGCCTGCAGGATTTAAACAAAGAGGTATTAGACTTAGAGACGAAGCAGAAAATATTAAACCAGGTGAGTTCAGAGATGTAGATGCACCAGGTGGTAATATTAGAGATGCTTTCATGCCTTTACCTTTCAAAGAACCATCAGCAACATTATTACAATTGATGGGTGTTGTGGTCCAAGCTGGACAAAGATTTGCAGCTATCGCTGATATGCAAGTTGGAGATGGTAATCAACAAGCTGCAGTTGGAACTACAATTGCATTATTAGAACGTGGTTCAAGAGTTATGTCAGCAATACACAAAAGAATGTATGCTGCTATGAAACAAGAGTTTGTTTTATTAGCAGATGTATTTAAAAGTTATCTACCACCAGAATATCCATACGATGTTGTAGGTGCAACAAGACAAGTCAAAGCTACAGACTTTGATGATAAAGTAGATATTATACCTATTGCTGATCCAAATATATTTTCACAATCGCAAAGAATTAGTTTAGCACAAACAGAACTACAACTTGCGATGTCAAATCCACAAATACACAACATGTATGAAGCATACAGAGATATGTACGAAGCAATTGGTGTAAAAAATATTGATCAAGTATTGCCACCACCACAACAACCTCAACCAATGGACCCAGCTTCTGAAAATATTTTAGCTTTATCAGGAAAACCTTTTCAAGCATTCAAAGGTCAAGAGCATAGATCACATATTACGACTCACTTAAATTTTATGGCAACTAATTTAGCTAAAAATAACCCTGCAGTTTTAGGTGCATTAGAAAAAAATATATTTGAACACATAGCTTTGATGGCACAAGAGCAAATAGAACTAGAATTTGTAGATGAACTACAACAATTACAACAACTACAACAAGCAATTCAGATGAATCCAATGTTACAACAAGATCCAATGACTCAACAACAGCTTTTATCTCTAACTTTATCGTTAGAATCTAGAAAATCTGTCTTGATTGCAGAAATGACAGAAGAATTTAAGCAAGAAGAGAACAGAATTATGGGTGATTTTGGTAATGACCCTATTGCAAAACTAAAAGCAAGAGAATTAGACCTTAGAGCAATGGATAATCAGCGAAAAGTTGATGAAGGAGAGCAAAGAATAAACCTTGATAAGATGAAAACTATGATGAACCAAGAAAATCAAGAAGAAAAACTTGATCAAAACGAAGAATTAGCTAAATTAAGAGCAAATACTTCGATTGAAAAAACAATTTTAAGTAAAACAATACCACCGGCTCCAAAAATGGACAAACCAATTGGTAATGTTGCAATAATACGAGGTAAAAAACTATAATTATGTGGTTAAGTGCAATTAAATTAGCAGTTTCTGCTGGAAGTAAAATTTACGCTAACAAACAACGCACAAAAATGGCAATGTCTGATGCACAATTAATGCATGCAGAAAAAATGGCCCGTGGTGAGGAGCAATACCAGGGTAAATTGCTAGAGGCTAGACAATCAGACTGGAAGGACGAGGCAGTTTTGATAATTCTCAGTTTGCCCGTGTTGGTGCTCGCATATGCAGTAATATCAGACGATCCAACTGCTATGGATAAGGTAAAATTGTTCTTTGAGATGTTCTCGCAGCTCCCGTCATGGTTCACAAACCTTTGGATACTTGTAGTTGCGTCGATATATGGTATAAAAGGAACACAAATATTCCGAAATGGAGGTAAAAAATAATGGCAAAGAAAAAACTAAAAAAACTTCTTAAAAAAGCATTACCATTAGCAGCATTAGCAGCTGGTGCAGGAATGTTAGCAAGAAGAAATCAAATGAGAGAGTTCTTAGCAACAGAGGGTGGAGATAAATCTAATATGTTTACTAAACCAAATATGTTGGATATCGCTGGTTCAATTATAAAACCAAAAATTAAAAGAGGCTCTGTTCTAGCTGATCCTAAAATAAATAAAATGGATACTTCAGAAGTAGATATAGATTTTGTTCCAGGTGTAAGTAAACGAATATCAGGACAAAGCGTTATAGCTGATCCAAGACTTAACACTGGAGCATTTGATATTTTTAAAGACGGTGGTAGAGTTGTTAAAACAGGTGAAAAAGCTTCAAAACGTAAAAAGAAAATAGGAATTCAAATCAGAGGATTTGGGAAAGCGAGAAGAGGATAATGGCAAAAGCAATAAGTAAAAGTAAAAATCCTGGCTTAGCTAAGCTAGCAAAAAAGAAACCTGAGTTAGCAAAAAGATTTGGATACGATCCAAAAAGAATGGTTGCTAAAAAAGGCGGCCGAGTTAAAAAAGGTAAAAAGTAATGGCAAAACTTTGTCCAAGAGGTAAAGCAGCAGCGAAGCGTAAATTTAAAGTTTACCCTTCGGCTTACGCGAACATGTATGCATCTGGAGTTTGTTCTGGTAAAATTACACCTGGTGGTAAAAAGAATAGAAAAAAAGCTATGGGTGGAGGAATGATTAGACCAATGTACGGTTCAGGTGGTTCTGTTAAAACTGGTTGTGGCAAAGTAATGTCTAACAAGAGAAAGACAACAAAGGTCTACTAATGGCCAAAAAAGGTCTAAGAGCATGGGTCAAGGAAAATTGGGTCGATATTGCAAACAAGCGGCCAGATGGTTCATACCCGAAATGTGGGCGAAGTGGTGGAGAAAAAAGAAAAAATTATCCAAAATGCGTGCCCATTGCAAAAGCAAGACGGATGAGCAAAGGTCAGCGTGCGGGTGCCGTAAGAAGAAAACAAGCAGTAGCGAATACAGGCCCTACACCTAGTAGAGCTGCAACGTTTGCACCAAAAAGAAAAAAAATGAGTATGGGAGGTTTAGTTTGAGAAAACAAGATAACATGCCTGCCAGAAATAAGAAAAACTTTCGTTCGACTAAGTCGGGCGCAGGCATGACAAAGGCTGGGGTCAAAGCCTATAGAAGATTAAATCCCGGTTCAAAACTAAAAACAGCGGTCACTGGCAAGGTCAAACCAGGATCAAAAGCTGCTAAGAGACGTAAGTCTTATTGCGCAAGAAGCGCAGGCCAAATGAAAAAGTTTCCTAAAGCAGCACGAGATCCTAATTCTAGACTACGCCAGGCTAGAAGAAGGTGGAAATGTTAAGAAGAGCAATACTACAAGCATTAGAAGATAAATATCACGCACAAATTTCTGAAGCAGACGCAACTATAAAAATTTATCTAGAACAACCTGTTGGGATTGGAGAACACCCACAGCATATTGAAGAGATAGATAAACTTTTACAGAAGATTGTAGATGCATCAGAAAAATTAAAAGAGATACAACATTTTAAATTATGAGTGATCCCAAAGTAGGTACGGGTAAAAAACCAAAAGGATCTGGCAGGAGGCTTTACACTGATGAGAATCCTAGAGATACGGTTCCGATCAAGTTTGCGACGCCGACGGATGCGCGTAAAACAGTGGCAAAAGTTAAAAAAATTAATAAGCCGTTTGCTAGAAAAATTCAAATTTTAACAGTTATGGAACAAAGAGCCAAGGTTATGGGTAAAACTAAAGTTGCATCCATAGCTAAAAAAGGTAAAGAAGCAATAAGGAGAGGTAGAAAGTAATGGAGTTATTTCAACATTTTGTAAAAATATTACGTGAAAGACAAGACGATGTAAAAGAATTAATGGCTAGAGGAGCTGTTGACAGTATGGAAAAATACAATTATATGTTAGGACAAATACGAACTTACGAAAGTTTGTTACAGGAAATATCCACCCTGCTAAATAAAAAGGAGCAAAATGAAAAAGGAACAGTTGTCAGTATCAAAACCAAAGGTGATAGTACCAAATAAAGATTTGGTAGGAGTCAAAAAAGAAATAAACGAATCATCAAAACTACCTAAACCAACAGGTTGGAGAATATTAGTTTTACCTTTTAAACAAAAAGAAAAAACTAAAGGTGGTTTAATATTAGCAGATGAAACAGTAGAACGATCACAAGTAGCATCAACTTGTGGTTTAGTATTAGATATGGGTCCACACTGCTATGATAAAGAAAGATATCCAGAAGGCCCCTGGTGCAAGAAAGGTGATTGGGTAATATTTGATGATGAAGTTTTAGCGACCGTGGAAAACCCTGAAGATATATTCCACGAATTTTAACAATCATAGGAGAAACTATGCAAGAAGAAAAAGAAAAGCTAAATAAAGAGCCTACAGTTGATATTGATACGTCTGGTCCTGACGTTGAAGTAGAACTTCCTGTAGAAAAAACTGAAGAAAAAGGAGAGGACAAAACGTATGAAAACGAGCGTGAAACAAAGTTGGAAGACGGTGGTGTCGCCGATAGTGCACCTGAGAAATCTGATGAGCAGCCTAATGTTCAAGCTGAAGTACAAACAGCTGATAAACAAGAAGGTGATAAGCAACAAGATAACCGTAAAGAAGTTGAAGAGTATTCTGAAAGCGTTAAAAAAAGAATAGCTAAACTTACCAAAAAAATGCGTGAAGCTGAAAGACAAAGAGAAGAAGCTTTACGTTACGCTGAAAGTGTTAAGAAAGAACGAGATACTTTTAAAACACAAGCTAATTCACTAGACAAAAACTATGCTACAGAAATGGAGAATAGAATAGCTGGTCAATTAGCGGCAGCACAAGCTAAACTTACAGCTGCAAGATCTGCAGAAGATCCAAAAGCTGAAACGGAAGCTTTAACTGCAATATCTCAACTAGGTTATGAACAGGGTAGACTTGCTGAACTTAAAACTCAAAATGAAATGAGAGAAAAGGCAGAAAAAGAAACACCTGCAGAACAACCTGTACAACAACCAAAAGCGCCTGATCCAAAGGCGACCGCATGGGCAGAGAAAAATGAGTGGTTTGGAACAGATTCAGCCATGACTTATACTGCTTTTGATCTTCATAGAAAACTTACAGAAGAGGAGGGTATGGATCCCAAATCAGACGAATATTATGATGAAATTGATAAAAGAATAAGACTTGAATTTCCGCATAAATTTGATAAACCTGTACAGAAGTCGGTTAGTAAACCTACACAAACCGTTGCCTCTGCAACGCGTAGTCCAAAGACTAATCGCAGATCAGTGAGACTCACATCTTCTCAAGTAGCAATTGCTAAAAAATTAGGTGTGCCACTAGAAGAATATGCGAAACAACTTATGAACACGAAGGAGGCATAAGCATATGGAAAAAGATAAAACGCCAAATCGTGCGAGCCAGACTAGCAAAAGTGATTCAACAAAAATTGAACCTAGAGCTAAGGAAGTTAAAGTAAAAGAACAACCAAAAGTTTGGACTCCACCATCGTACTTAGATACGCCCAACGCG